GCGGGGTTGGATGTCGGGCAGGACGGTAAGGGACGTAGCCGCAAAAAAGAACATCTGGTGGAGTCTACTTACACCGATAGCGACGGCGAGACACAAACTAAAATGGGTATATCGTTTAATCCGTGGCTCAAGACTAAATTAGTAGGGGTTTTGTGTAGTAGTTTTCTACGCGCCGGGGAAAACAAGTATTCTAAAATTTACTACGACTACAAAAACCGACTTGATAATTCCCCCGCCCATGCGGAAAAGACTAAGAAACACAGACACAACATGGCTATACGTTATATGGTCAAGTTGTTCTTGGTAGATTTGTATGTTGCGTGGAGGACTATAGAAGGTTTGGAAGTACATAAACCGTACCACGAAGCGAAGTTGGGCATCGTGCATACTGTGTAACGAGTCAAATGCAGGGAGAAAACCAAAAACCCCAAACGAGTCAGGGAAAGGGAGAAAACCAAAATGATGTAACGAGTCAAATCTGATTAGAAAACCATAAATTCTGAACGAGTCAAGGAGAGAGAGAGAGAAAACCACAGACTATGAACGAGTCAAGGGGAGAGAGAAAACCACAGACGACGAACGAGTCATTACTAAAGAGAAAACCAGTGAGATTGAACGAGTCACGGAGAGAGAGAGAGAGAGAGAGAGAGAGAGAGAGAGAGAGAGAGAGAGAGAAAACCACGGACGACGCGAGTCACGGGATGAAAGAAAACCAATTAAAGCTAACGAGTCATAGAGGTCAAGAAAACCAAGCGAACTAAACGAGTCATTATCATGAAGAAAACCAGAAATTTATAACGAGTCATTGGGACTGAGAAAACCAAAATAAAAAAACGAGTTACACTTGTGGAGAAAACCATGTCAATAGAACGAGTCAATAGCGATGAGAAAACCATAAAACCGTAGCGAGTCACATTGAGCAAGAAAACCAGAAGTTTCTAACGAGTCACATTGATACAGAAAACCACAGTGGGCAAACGAGTCTTGGAAAAATAGAAACCCAAATAATCCAAACGAACTACTAATTAACGAGAAATTAAACTTACAACCGGTGCAGTAAAATAAATGGAAATAATAGATAACAAAGTTCTGATGCTACGTACCCGTCAGCCAGACAAAATAACAAAGTTAATACCCAAGAGCAAAGTCATAAGTCAAGAAGACGATGTGTACCGTGTTGCCGTCAACTGGGGGTTGGAAGAAACACAAGTGCTTTCGGAGTTAAGGGTTAAAAACGTACCCGCTACTATTAAACGGGATTACCAGTGGACAGGGAAGTTAAAGCCTTTTGCTCATCAGAAAGAAACGGCTGCGTTCTTGACTATGAACAAGAAAGCATTTTGTTTTAACGAGCAAGGCACGGGTAAGACCGCCAGCGTCATATGGGCGGCTGACTATTTGATGAAGATAGGGAAAGTAAAGCGTGTACTGGTGATATGCCCGCTGTCTATTATGAAAGCCGCATGGCAACAGGATTTGTTCAAGTTTGCTATGCACCGTAGTGTAGGCATTGCGCATGGAGCAGCCAGAGCCAGAGCCAACGTAGTATCCTCTAATGCGGAGTTTGTGGTTATTAACTTTGACGGAGTGGCAGTGGTCAAGGAAGCAATACTTAACGGCGGGTTTGATTTAATTGTGGTAGACGAAGCCTCTGCCTACAAGAACGTAAGTACACGTAGATGGAAAGTACTGCGGGATATAGCGGTAAAATCAGCATGGTTGTGGATGCTCACCGGTACCCCGGCAGCGCAGTCTCCTCTCGATGCTTACGGACTGGCTAAACTGATTAACCCGAAAAACACCCCGAAGTACTATGGGTCTTACAGAGATATAGTTATGTACAAGGTATCTCAGTTTAGGTGGATAGCCAAACCAAAGTCACAGCAGTACGTGCATGAGTTGTTACAACCAGCTATTCGCTTCGAGCGGAAACAGTGTCTTGATTTACCTGAAGTTACTTTTATAGAACGTGAAGCGCCGTTGACTGCACAGCAGAAGGCGATATACAAAAAACTGAAACAGGACATGTACGTGGAAGCGGCGGGGGAGGATATTTCTGCGGTTAATGCGGCGGTGCGTATCAACAAGTTGCTACAGGTGTCAGGCGGTTCAGTATATACGGACACAGGTGAGGTTGTAGATTTGGATGTAAGTAACAGGTTGAATGTAGTGCTGGAGGTAATTGAAGAGGCGTCGCATAAAGTGCTGGTCTTCGTGCCATTCACGCACACTATAGATTTGCTGAAGGCATATCTAGATAAGAATAACATAACCTGTGATGTGATAAACGGTAAAGTACCCGTTAATAGACGCAGCGATATTGTAAAAAGGTTTCAAGAACAAGCCGACCCACAGGTACTTATAATACAACCACAAGCAGCGTCGCACGGACTTACCCTTACTGCGGCTAATACAATTATCTGGTACGCCCCGGTGACCAGTGTGGAAACTTATCTACAAGCCAACGCACGTATCAATCGTCCCGGTCAGAAGAACGCTATGTGTATCATACATATACGGGGTAGCGAAGTAGAGACGCGGTTATACAACATGTTGCAAAATAACATAATGAACCACACAAAAATAATTGATTTGTATCGACAGGAGATTTTAGAAAATACTTGACAGAGTAAATTTAAGTAGTAACATCAACATCCCCACAACCAAGGAGCAAACTATGGAACAACTGGAACTGGATTTAAACAGCAAAGAGGAAACTGCACCCAACGTAGAGGCACTCGCTGCTATATACATCAAGATACGCGATGTAGTGCGAGACAAAGAAGAACAGCACGAAGCGGAAATGAAAGAACTGAAAGAACAGCTGGAGACAGTCAGCACCCGTCTTTTGGACATATGCAACGAGCAGAACGCAGACAGTATACGCACCGCAGCAGGTACGATTTCCCGCAGGGTGCAGTCACGATACTGGACAAACGATTGGGAGTCCATGTACGCCTTTATCGAGGAACATGCCGCGCCGTTCTTACTGGAGAAACGTATTCACAATGGGAATATGAAAGAATTTCTGGAAGAAAACCCGGACGTGTTGCCGGTAGGTCTTCAGTCCGACCGCAAGTATGTAATACAAGTTCGTAAACCAAGCGCCAAATAGGAGACGCACACAATGAGTAACATTACGATATTTAAGCAGCAAACCACCCCAGCGGTGTCCCAGCGTGAGCAGAGTGATTTCGCCAAGTCACTTGTATCTAGCAACGTCACCCGTCGTATACAGGCCAACATCAACGGCACGTTTAAACGTCTGGTAAACGGGGAACAGATAGGTAACGCCATACGGGGCGAGATTAACCTGATTATAATTAACGCACTGCCGAAGGTATCTCGCACGTTCTACGCAGAGAACTACGACCCGACGAAGGAAGCCACATTACCTGATTGCTGGTCGAACCAAGGCGACAGACCGGAACCCGCTGCGTCTAACAAACAGAGCGAAAGCTGTGTCGAGTGCCCACAAAATATTAAAGGCTCCGGCGACAACGGCGGTAGGGCTTGTCGTTACCAGCGTAGGATAGCTGTACTGGTGGAAGGTGATACGTCAGGTGATGTGTACCAGTTCAATGTACCTGCCAAGTCGTTATTCGGTAAGGGTGATGGCAACGTGCATCCGTTTGAAAGCTACGTTAAATTCCTTGCAGCCAACGGGGAGTCAGTAGACAACGTGGTTACCAACGTCAGTTTTGACTTAAACGCGGATACGATGCAGCTGGTATTTACTCCACTGCGTAACACCACGGATGAGGAATATCTGATGGTCAGGGAAGCTCAGAAGCGCCCAGAGACGAAGGCGTACACCGTGCTTACAGTCGCCCAGACGGACAAGGTTACAAAACAGCCGAAGCAGTTGGAAGCTGCCAAGCCCAAGGTAGTCGCTGCTGAAGAACCGGATGACGAGATTGAAGCCGCAGACTCTGCACCAGCCCCCACCAAACGAACGGGAAAGAAAGCCCCCGTGAGTACAGAAAAGGCGAAGCTCGATGATGTAATCGACGCGTGGGGTAAGGAGGACTAAATGAGCCACGGCTACGGTTTACATACCGCTAAAATAATTAAGGAAGCTGATGGTAGGCTACTTGGGGTCAAGTTGGGTAGGTTGTGCGTAAACAACGATATATCTGCTACGGATGTGGCTAAGAAGTTTCATGTAACACGCCAAACTATATACAACTGGTTTATGGGTAAAACGGCCATCCGCAACCAGAACCTGATTGTTGCGGTGCAAAAGTATATAGAGCAGCTTGAGCGTTAGCCCGTAGCCGTAAGCAGTTTAGAAGTCAAGGGGGGAGAAGTCCCCCCTTTTACCCTCTACATAAAAAGAAAACATTATGACCGACAAAGACCTTTTAAGTATTGTGCAGCCGTCTGGTGGATGGTTTGCAGTTATTGGGATTAAGGGTAAAAGTGTCGTACAGAAGTTCAAAGAGACAAGAGAGGAAGTAGCCGCCCTGACAGATAAGTACGTGGCGGAGGGCAGAGATGTCTATTTTGGTGTTGCAAAGTACGCAACGCCAGACAGTCGGACGAAGGACAATGTACAGTCTTTGCGGTCTTTCTGGTTGGATATAGACTGCGGGGAGAGCAAGGCCAGTGTAAATGAAACCACAGGTAGACCGGGCGGCTATATAGACCAGCGCACCGGGTTAACAGCACTGCGGGATTTCTGCACTCTGGTGGGGTTACCCCGTCCCACGATTGTCAATTCAGGGCGCGGTCTGCACGTATACTGGCCGTTGACCCGGGATGTGACTCGGCAGGAGTGGGAGCCTGTAGCGAAGCGTCTCCAAGAACTCTGTATCACACATAACCTGTACGTGGACAACGCTGTGTTTGAAGTGGCGAGAATACTGCGCATACCTGACACGTTGAATTTCAAGGATACACCGCCATCTCCTGTGAGCGTGGTCTACTATTCTGACCCGGTGGACTTCGATGAGTTTTGCGACATTGTTGGGGTGGATGTGCCTGCACCAGCGGCACAGGGGGGGCCTGTCGCTTCGCCCGTATCTGGCGTAAAGCGGGAAATGAGTGAGTTTGCGAAGTCCATGCTGCAAAACACCGTGTGTAACTTTGCCAAGATAATGCGCCGTAGCGCGTCGGGTACGGGGTGTGGGCAGTTATTGGATGCGTACCAGAACCGGGACACGCTGGAGGAACCCCGGTGGTTTGATGCCCTGTCAGTAGCCAAGTTTTGCAACGACCGGGAAACGGCTATCCACAAAATGTCCGAGGGGCATGAGGACTACGACTACGACACCACAGAGAACAAGATAAAGCACATTCTAGGGCCCCATACTTGTGACGAGTTTGAGAAGCACAACCCCGGTGGATGTGAGGGATGCCCGCACCGAGGAAAGATAAAAAGCCCTATCGTGCTGGGTAAAGAAGTGGACGCCGCTACGGAGGAAGACAACATAGTAGTGGAAGAGACGGAAGAAGAACAGGAGCCGATAGTACACAAGATACCGGAGTACCCGTTCCCGTTCGTCAGGGGCAAAACAGGGGGAATATATCTCGTACCCACCGAAGAAGAAATGGAACCTATATGTGTGTACGAGCATGACTTATATGTAACAAAACGTATGGAAGACCCCAATCTGGGTGACGTGGTTGTGCTGAAAGTGCATATGCCACGAGACGGGGTTAAAGAGTTTGTGATACCGAATATACATGTCACAGACCCGAACG